TTGTGGCGATGTTAAAGTCTCGGTCTGAGGATGAAGGATTAACTATTGAGGAATTTATTAAAAAGATTGTCAATGATTCAGATGATCAAGAAAAGCCCACTAGGTAGAGTGAGCTTCTTTGGAGTTATCGGGAATAAGGGCAGGAGTTGTAAGATTGTTTTAAATAAGACTGTTCAAACTATTTACAATTTCTTCCTTATTGATTTCATCATCTACAAATCTTTTTGCATTGATTGAATCAATTAAAAATTGAAAAGCTCTTGATTCAGTAAGATACATTGGGATATTTAAAACGTTGTCAAGTTCACCGTTAAATATTTTATTTGCTATTATCACGGCATCCTCAACATTTAGAACGCCATCATGCACCAACAATTCCACAATGCCAATTAATCCCATGTAGAATCCAGCTTTTAATAAATCCGAATAATCGGGTTTTACTATTTTGGCTTTTTCGTTAATTTCAACCGTAGATTTATGAGCTAAACTGTATTCTAAACAGTATTTGAAATTATCTGGGTTCAATTGTGAGAGTAAAATAACGCCTTTTTCACTCACAAACTTTGAGCCAGAATCTAATTCTTTAATGTCCATTTTGTCTCCATAATGTTTCCTGTGGGATGCCCCTACTCTGACGGGAATCAGAAATAGGGGCTTTTAATTTATTTTATCGCCACCATTGTCCGTCGCTGATGAAGTCTTGATCGTTAGATAAACAAACTTAACTGACCCTCACTAGCAACCGCTTTACGTTTTGGATTGTTCCACGATTCCCCCCGACTGTTGACACGGTTTCGCCAGTGGGGATAGGTTCTGAACGGTTGTTTCAGTGCCACAAATTTAGGAATCAGTTTCAATTCCTCAAGCCAGATTTTGTAAGGACTGTATTCCCTGGCTCCGAATGGGTAGCGGTCGTTGCAATACTTCCGGGCATCCTTAGAGTTGATCTCTTCGCTCAGACAAGCGCATTGTGCTTCGTACTCGATCAAAGAGTCTGCAATCTTTGAGATTGAACAATCGCGCCAAGACATTTGCATTTCAATTCCCTCCAGAATAATAATTCAACCAATACCAAAACGTTGTCAGTTGCCACTCGTGGGGTTTTTTACGACTGACAATATTGCGCCATAGTCTGAAGTTGGCTCGAAAGTCACGCAGGCCAGTCCAATCAATCATGTTTCCTCCTGTGTTTTTTGGGGTTTAGCGATCGCAAATAATCTGCAATCGCTCGGCAATGGTTTGGATCATTAACATCTTCATGACACTGAATCCAATGTTTAATCAGTGTCAAATTGTAGCCATACCCCGCCCGATTCCCCCCAGGGCGTTTGTAATAATGAATATTTTCGATCCATTTTTTGTGAGAGTGTTTAACGGAATCGGGATTTTTTAATCCCAGGAGTTTGACCGCTTCATGTTTGGAGCCAAATTCGTAGGCTGTGGCAATCATAAACCTTGAATCCTTAACTGAATAGGAACCTCGTTAATCTCCAACAATCCTTTTTTAGAAAGTTTTGCCAATTCAACCTGAACATCTTGCACGTCGAATTTAATTTCTTTCTCCTTCCCCAATGGAGTTACGCCAGAACAGTCAAGTATTGTGATTAGATTTTCTGGTGTAACTTCTAAATCTTTATTGCAGCCATAAAGAAGACGAAGCATATAGAGAATGTAGACAGATTTGTTTATTCCCCCTGCTATTAAATCCGATTGCAAATTATAAACAGATTGGACTAATTTACCCTGTTTATTCATCACTGTCCCCATATTTTTCTCTGGGGCTTTTAATTGAATGACGTTATCAATTTCAGTGGTTTCAATTTGTTCAACTTGCATAATCTTCTCCTATCTAGTAAAACTGATTTGAGCATCCCAGAGGGTTTGAAGCCACTGGTTTTGCGTGGGCATTAAGTGTTGATTTTTTTCTCTTAACGGATGCGGGAACATCCTCCGAGCTAGTTTAGATGCTGCGATCGCATCTTTTTTAGAATGAAAATACCCAGGGAAACGTCGCCCTGATGCCAAGTGAGTAACCCCCCAGTAATCGTCGTCAATCCGATGTACAGCGATCCACTTTCTGATAGTTGCCTTTACTTTCCATCGCCCATAAATAGTATGGGTTACAATCGTTTTTCTCATGACTCAACCCTTGTTCTTGTGATAACTGAAACGGGAACCCCGTCCCAATCTTCCTGGATATAGTATCTGCCAGTGCCAGATTTATTCATTTCCTCGCACTTTTTCCGAGCTTGATTAAATCTCGGATAAGACGCGATAATAACGCCTTTTCCTAGTTCCCAAATCGCGTAGCCTTTCTGTTTGCTCATCTTTCTGTCTTAATGTTAATTTGGCATATTCAATAGCAAAAAATATGCCCCCTTTATACTGTTTTTCCCTGTATGGATTGGGGGCTTAAACTTTAAGCTCGTTTTAATCTCGAACCATATTGAACGTGATGGTATAGAGTCTCAACAGTTTTGAACCGATGCCCACAGTCTGGACATTTCCGCTCTCGGTACTCTTTCCTCGTGCCGACTACACAAGTCTTTTCAGCGTTGCATTTAGGACATTTCATTACAACACCTCCTCCTTCTTGTTGTAAAAGTCTTTTAGTTCGCTAATGGCTTTAATGAGAAGATCAATTTCTGGAGAATAACGCTTCGTACTTGACATCTGGTTTCTGGTTAATGGGTTAAAAAAGGGGTGTAGCTAGAGGGCTTTCCACCCCAGGAGATTCTTACTTACACAAACGTTTAAATGATTAAACGATTTTTGTCTAAACATCACCTCCTTCATCTTCGGCTTCAATATCAATTGAAGCATCCGCTTTTTCTAGCAGCCATTCGATAAATTCTTGGTAGATTTCTTCTTTGGTCAAAGAAGGATAATCTATTTCTTCTGTGTCACCACAAGCTCTAAATATTGCTTTCATGATTCTCCTTTCTGCTTGATATAATCCCCAAGCGATAAAACATAAACTTCTGTCCCTTGTTCAATTGTTCCTTCGCTCCATTCAGGCTTGGGGATTCCCTTAGAGATTCCTAACAAAGTAACTGTTACCGAGGGGACGCTGTTGCCGTATCCGTTGGTAAAGCGGATATGGGTTAGTGGCTTATGAAATCGGGATTGATAGTAAGGTTTAATCTCCCGATATTCCTCTAGCTTCACGCCGGAGGCTATCATGTCAAACCACTTTTTCTTGATGGCTAGAGTTAAGGTTTTCATAACCCTTTTCCTGCTCTCATAAGTTCATTGATCTAGCGAGTGCGATCGCGCCCCGCTTGTTGACCATCTTCATAACACCCTTGATCAAGGTGTGCTATTACTTCATCCCCTTTCAGGAGCCACCATTTCCGGTGATAAGGGACAGAACCCGTAGCGGTTCCCCAGAGTTCAACGCCTTCGGGCATCGCGTAATAATCTTTGTCGTAATTTGAAGCCACCCGTCTAATTTCTGATGCGTTCATAATTCTCTTATTTATGCTGGGTTTTGAATTGGGGGAATTTCACCCCCGGAGTTAATCAGTCAAGAACCAAGGCAATTATTTAGAAATCGAAATTACTTCCAGTGAGAACTTTTACTTCAACAGGTGGCAGCGCCGAGGGGAGTGTGGGAGTTTTGTTCCCAACTAAATAACTCAATTCATCTTGAGCAAGACCATCAATGCACTGCATCATCCGAGTCCCTTCCATGTCGGTCATTCGAGACAGATTAGCCGGATCAGCTAAAACCGCCGACGCTTGATCTAACATCGCCCAGTCGGTGCGCTCCTGCCAAGACCACTTAAGGCTGTAATAATTAACAGGCTTGATAACGTTGTTGGCATCGGGTTTGGAGCTTGACTGTTTGACAAATTCGGGTACAAAAATGCCTGTCGCGGGTTCCACACCTCGCGCTTGAACTTCTGTGACGAGGCGGTTAAAATCCCCTAAAGATTGGGTTTTTAAGTACGTCACCATCACCACACCTTTAGGCAGTTCCCCCGATTCAGCGACGAACCAAATCTGTCCCCAGGTTGCGCCTTGAGTTTGTCCGAGGTCGCCCCAGAATTTGGAGAATTTCAGGATTGTCATGGAACATTTAGAGCCATAATCGGTGTCGCCAATTGTCCATTGTCCGGCTTGGCAATTGTTACGAACGGCAATAGGGAAATTGGGAACTAAGATTGCATCTTTCGGCTTAGCTCCGAAGACGGAAATAGTGGATTTTTCGGCTGCTGTTTTTGTCATTTTGTTTTAGCTTGGTTTCTGTTAGTTTAATTAGGCTTAATCGCACCGCCCCAACGCCTCACAATCGCACTATGAAGCGTAAGGGAAAAACGATTACTGATTACGCTCTTTGTACATATCAAAAGGATAAAAGTCGTCATCCGGCATTTCGGGAAAGAAGCCGTCGCTACCATCGGCAAATAGAATAATTCCCCCTGAGTTGTTGGGGTTCTTGATAAAAATGTCCCCTTCTGGATTTGAGAAATAATCCAGACTTAAACTAGATCCACGATCAGATCCGATCTCATAGGCTCTATCTAAATTTTTTCTGTCCATGTTAGTTTTCTCCAAGAATTGAATTAATTAATTCGTTAAACTCATTCATTGTTCCCTGTGGAATCTGCTTAATAATTGCAGGGATCAAAACATCGTCAATCTCAATACATCGGTCGTTATAGGTTTCGTTGAACTCGACAATGAAGTCGCGTTCTTCTATTAATTCGACGAATCTTTCAGCCAACTGCTTAACATCCATTACGCCACCTCCTCGTGGGATTTGTAATATTTCACCGATCCGTTGTCGTAACGATATTCGATCCGATAGACTCGGTTAAATTTATCAGTTTCTTCTTTATTCGGAAATCCTATGATTCCTTCACATCTGAAGGTGGGATTTTCCCCATTCTCTCCCACCCATTCTTTAAATTCTTGGTAGGTGTCGAAGTTGATGGGTTCGATTCCCAGCGTGATGTAGTTACTGTTCATTTTTTTTGCCTTAAATAATTAATGCTTTGTTGAACCTTTTAGGGACTTGTTCAGGTCTCGGTTGTTCTATGGGTATTAATAGCGGTTTTCCTCCTCAGTCCAACTTTGTTCAACTAAGCAATCAACAGCTAACTGAAACGAACTATGGCGGGACGTACTATACTGAAAACCTTTCCCATGCACCAGCATCTCACCGACCGCATAAAACCAGGATTTGTACTGGACTACGAAACCCAACTTACAACCCGTCTCATAAATAACCGTCCCCTGTTGTTTGGCTAAGGAAACAATCATTTCTTGAGTTGGTTGATTCGCGTCGATTAATTCCCGTTTTTGGGAACAGATTAGCTCCCAATAGAATGAGAACTGATCCGCACCAATTAGAATTGCGCCACCATCAGCTAACACAAATTTCAAGATGTCGTGATTGGTAAAGATACCTGTTATCTGTTCGGGCGTGGGATTGATTTGTCCGAATGTGTCCCAAGCAATGACTTGGGCAGCGATGGTCTTGTCTAGTGCTAACGCCATGATTTCCCCTGAAATCAGAGGGGCGGGCGCTGTCTGAACTTGACTTGTTTGGACGGTTGTTGCTATCATGGTTTAGTTGGGTTTTGACCCGTAAGGCGGTTGGCACTGATGTTGTAGTCGGGTGCTGACCGCTTTTGGCTTTGTATCTACAATCTTATAGTAATCTGATTACTATGTCAAGGGGTTTCGGAAAAATTCTTGTTACTACACAAAAAGAAGTTTAGGTATTGGCGGCAAGGCTTGTACAGAAAGGCATTTAGCTTATGCGGTTGCAATCGACAATCACTCTCATCGCTTCTGACTAAAGGACTTGATTGTCACGGTAGGGAACAGGTCTCGGATATCAGCACCGAGGGTCTTTAAAACAAAATCCAATCTTTCACGACTAACAGATGCAACTTTTCCCTGTTCCCATTTGAGGATTGTGTCAAAGGAAACCGTTGGCTCCGTAAGGGTTGCAAGTTTTTTTTGCGATATGTTTTTGGCATTTCTTACATCTTGCAATCTAGTCCCAACGTCCTTATCCCAAGCAATTTGGACAATACAGTTATATGGAATCATAATCTCCTCTTCTTGATCTTTCGGTATAGTATTGACATTACTACCTTTTTGTTCTAACATAGCAATATTGTAGGAATCTGGCAAGACCAAATCACCAGATTCCTGCACCCCCTGAAACAACAAGCCTTGGATCGGCTTTGTAAATCGTAAGGGGAAAAACCCGAAAAGGAAAATGCCTATGGGATGAAACTGAACGGGCAGATTGTAGAACACCTAAATACCAGAGGGAAGATTCAAGCATTCCCTTTGGTTTCCTAAATAATGAAATGAAAAAAATAGCGATAGCGATTGCGATTGCGATTTTTGCAGTCATAAATTGTTTATTAATTTTCTGTGATGATTCGCAGAAAATCGGGGAAAATTCCCCGTCGGAAGAGCAACCCAAACGGGGAGATGGTCGAAGAAGCTGATCATCATTTTCCCTAAAAATTTTGAGGAAAATATGAAGATTTCAATTTCAGAAGAATTGGATGACATTGGAATGTCCGCCGAAGCATTCCGAGTCTATTTTGCGATCGTTTGCCATATTGCAAATCACGAGACGTTTCCAACGGTTGATCAAATCACGTCAAAATGTTTTTCCAGACGACGCGCGTCTGGAAAAACGCAGACAAGGCTTGCGTTGCGCGAGCTAATTAAGCTCGGTTTAATTAGCGGTGATATCGAAACGGAAAACTATACCTTAGTTCATCCCAGTAAGTGGGAAGTGGGGGCTGTATGAAACCATCTATTCTAGCCGCCTTTGCAGAAGCCGTCCCCTATATCCCCGGACTCAGACAGCAAACAGGGAGCGTAGTAGCCACGATTCTTATGATGCAACTTGAGTATCGTTTCGCAAAGTATCCAGACGGGTTTTATAAGTTTTTAGAACCCCCTCAAAACGGACATCAGGACTACAGGCTTGGGGATAGTTGGGTTGAGGAACTCGCTTTTTCTAAAGAAGAATTTAGGACTGGGTTTGACAAGATTGGAGTCCGTTACAACTCCAAAACCCAGTATGACGAAGCAAAATCTAGCGGATCGGAATTTGGTTGTAATTACTACTGTTCTTACGTTGACCGGAGGTCGGGGTTAACTTTCTACTTTCGGAATCACAGCAAGGTAGATGAGCTAATTTCCGATATCGAACCCAGGCAAAAATCAGTGGGTTTTCGCCCACGGAAAACTAGACCCCAAATGGTAGATCCCAATCTACAGGAAATCGGGAATCCCAATTTACTGAATATGGTAAATCCCAATTTACCATCATCGGGAATCCCAATTTACCAGAGTGGTGAATCCCAATTTCCTATTCCTTATATAGATATTTCAGAAAAGACTTCAGAAAAGACTCCAGAAAATACCCCCCTTACCCCCCAAGGGGAATCGGAGGAGGGGGGGATTCAGAACGAAGCCGTTTTGATTTCAAACGAAGACCAGGGGAAAGAGCTTACCGAGGACTCTGCTACACAGCAAAGTCAAAAAGAGAATCACCGACCTGAACAAAATCTTAATCCGGTGATCAGACATTCCGCCGCCGTCGAGTCCGATCCTCGATTTCTACCAACGGACGCAACAGCAGACAATATGAAAACTTGGAACGCAATTGTGGCGACCGGAGCCATGAGAGGTGAGCGATCGCCCGACCCTGAGTTTTTGGAATATTACAGGGGGCTATTAAGCAAATGCACTCATTACAGGGGCAAAGACTGTAATTCAAACCATGCCAAATCTTCCCTTGCTCAGAAATGGAAATCCGAGCCACTAAAAATCCTTGCCGATGCCGAGTCGTGGTTGAAATCAAAAGCCAAGTTTAGCGGTGGCAAATCAACCCAGACCCGCAATATCAGCGAACTTTCTAGGGATGAACGCCTCGCCATCCTGAGAGCCAAACGCGAACAAAAAGGAGCCTAACCATGACCGAGCTTAACGATGAAATCTTTGATCAGGGAATTGAAAACCTGAAAGAAAATTTTTCCGACGCGATTTTCACCGAACTCAAATATGAAATTTGGTTCGACAAACTCTCTCAGGAGTTATCAGCTGAAGAATTTGAGACTGCAATCCGTGAGGCAATTTTCAACCTTAGCAAGTGTCCCACGGGAAAAGAGCTTGTAAGCCTCGTTAAAGAATCCGAACGTGAGTTAGTAAGTAACTGTTGGTCAAGATGCCTAGAATCGCTTGCTAAACGCCTCCCGTTGAATAATTTAGACGATGCGAGTCAATATGCAATCGTTCAACTCGGAGGGATGTCTCACCTTGGGTCGATTGAAAGTACCCAACTCAACTACCTGAGCAACGATTTCAAGACTCATTGGCAAGCCTACCGAAAAGCCCCGCGAGAATTTGAGCGTCCCACGCAGGTCATCCCCCGTGAGCAAATCGAGTTCAAGCCCAATGGACTCAAGCCACAGATTTCAGAGGAACAGAAGTTAAAAAATCAGGAATTTCTAAATAACCTGATCGCCACAAAAATGAATAAAAACTTAAATGGAGCGAAATAATGGAAACAATAATCATGCAAAACGTTGAGGCAGAACAAGCCGTTTTGGGAGCGATTCTCTTAGACCCCGAAGCTATGGGGCGAGTTGCGGAAACGCTAACTGCTAAATCTTTTTCCCTGCGATCGCATCAAACAATCTACAAAGCAGCTTTAGCATTACATTCCGAGGGAATAACCACGGATTTAATGACCGTCACTACCTGGTTATCCGATCAGAAATTACTTGAAAAAGCCGGGGGACAATTAGGATTAACCCAATTATTAGACCGCACAGTTTCAGCAGTTAACATTGATCAATACGGGCTGTTAATTGCCGATAAGCAAACTCGAAGAAACCTAATTGAATCTGCCCATAAAATTATTGAATTGGCAGAAGATACCAGTCAACCTTTAGAGACAATTCTCCAAAAGTCAGAGGAACAAATTGCTAATATTTCCCAATCAAAATCACAACAGGATTTAGTTTCGATTGGTGAAACTTTAATTGATACCTTTCAAGAAATTGAAGACCGGAGCGAAAGCAAGATTCCCCCCGGTGTCCCCTCTGGATTTTATGACCTCGATGCTATGACTGGAGGATTCCAACACACCGACTTAATTATTGTGGCAGGAAGACCTGCAATGGGCAAATCGAGTTTGGCTTTAAATTTTGGATATAACATTGCCAAAAAAGGGCTACCCGTCGCGGTCTTCAGTTTAGAAATGTCTAAAGGTCAATTAGTCCAAAGACTATTATCGAGCGAAACCAAAATTGAAAGTACCCGCATTCGTTCAGGAAACATTCAGCAAGAGGAATGGGAACCTTTGACAACCGCAATTAGTTCCTTAGCAGAATTACCGATTTATATTGACGACACCTCGAATATTACCATCACCGAAATGCGTTCTGAAGCTCGAAGATTGCAAGCCGATAACGATGGAAAGTTAGGCTTAATTCTAATAGATTATCTGCAATTAATGGACGGAGGAAGTGATAATCGGGTGCAAGAATTGTCAAGAATTACACGGGGATTAAAGGGAATGGCAAAAGATTTAAACGTTCCTGTAGTTGTCCTGTCTCAGTTGAGTCGTAGCGTCGAACAGCGCACCAATAAACGCCCAATGCTTTCAGACTTGAGAGAATCGGGCTCAATTGAACAAGACGCGGACTTAGTAATGATGATCTATCGAGATGATTATTATAATCCCAACACTTCGGACGCGGGAATAGCTGAATTAATTTTAGCTAAACATCGCAACGGCCCCACCGGAACAGTAAAGCTATTGTTCGATTCTCAATTTACCCAATTTAAAAATTTAGTACGGGGGATGAACTAAATGGACATACTTGGTTGGGAAGACTTAGGAAGTATTATCAATTGGTTTTACGAACAGCAGAGACAAGGCAAAACTTCCTTTAAAGTTCAAGAAATGCGCGATAAGTTTAATTTGAATATTCCAAATTCAAACACCCGAATAAAACGGTTTCTTAAGTTTGGAATCATTAAACCACTAACTTATGGCAGATACGAAATCGAACCACTGTCAGAAGAAAGAATCCAGGAGATTAAAGACAAAATCATCCCCCCTAATCCCATTTTTAAAACCTATTATTTCAGGGGAAGACAACATACCGTCGAATGGATTTACCAAAACCAAAACCCCCCGATGACCCTCCAATATTTTGCTCAAAGACTTCAACGGGGTTGGTCACTAAAGAAAGCATTAGAAACACCGACCCGAAAATACAAAAAAGAGGTTAATTAACGCCATGACCGCAGCAACCAAGAAGATAATTGAAAGAATCTTAAAAATTGGTGAGTGGGTAGAGATTGACCCACATAAACACCGCCCATCTTATCTAATAAGAGGTACAGCATGGCGAGTTGAAAGTTTCAATGTATTAAAACAAACCTGTCAAGTAACTAACGAAAAAACCAGATCGGAAACCCTAGACTTTGAGGAGGTTTCCGACTCATCCCCATTCAAAAAAACAGATATTGTGCAATTAAAAAAGGATAGCCGTTACATCGGACGGGTGATTATGTGCCGGGGGAATAAAATCAAAATTCAGTGGGCGAAAGGATTGGCAGAATCCTTAGACTCGGACAAGATAAAACTATTTATTCAGATGGTCAAAGGGGAACAAATCCCCCTCGGAAATTACGCTTTCCAGAAAGGCGATCATGTCAAAACTACAGACAAGAATTTTGGCAATGTAATCCTCACTGTAAAAGAATGCTTACCCTCTGGAATGGTGGTGTTGAGTTCATCAAACGATCCTAATTTATTGCTCCCCGGCTGTGGCTTAACAATTGTTGAGGAGGGTTTCTAATGCCAACATTCGCAACATTATTCATGGGCGGAGGCGGTGCAGATTTGGGGTTAGAGGCCGCAGGGTTTAAGTCTTTATGGGGAATTGAAAGAGATCCTAAAATTGCAGAAGTAGCACGATTAAATTTCCCAAATACCAAAGTATTTAATTCTTGCGCAGGAGACATAAACCCCCGCAGTCTTCCCTATGTTGACCTGCTTTGGATGAGTCCCCCGTGCCAACAGTATTCAAACGCTAGACGGGGTAATTTAGGCGATCACAAAGACAAGGACGCGGGGCTGTACTGTAGCAGTTATATCGCAGCGATTGATCCTCGATGGGTAGTTTTAGAAAACGTCCCTGGCTACTCAAAATCACCTGTATTCGAGAAAATCCTACAATCCTTAATTCGCCACGGATATCGCTATCATTGGTTAATACTTGACGCGGCGGATCACGGGGTTCCCCAAAACCGGAAACGGTTGATTATGTGGGCAGTTAAAAATGATCAACCTCTCCCCTATTTCCCCGAATCAAAACCCAAAAAGGGATGGTATCAAGCCATTGCTGACTTAATCCCAGAAATGCAGGACTGTGAGCTTGCAGACTGGCAGATTAAGCGACTAAATGAATTGGGTTATTTACCAGAAAAAGCCTGGATTGATATTGGGAAACAACTCATTAGACAGGCTACAGTTCGGGAGTCAAACGATCCAAGTTTTACTATTGTGAGTGGTCATGTTAACTCGCATTCTCCTATCCTGTTAATCCCCCGAGCGGGAGCTTGCATCAAGAATATTCTCCCGACTCCACAGAACAAACCCTGCCCAACAATTCGAGCTATGAAGGATGTTTCAACCCATTGGGCGGACATCGTGCAGGGAAGCCAAATTAAACGAATTAGTCAGAAAGCGACGGCACGGCTCCAGACTTTCCCCGACTCCTATCAATTCCCAGAATCCAAAACTTTAAGCCAACAAATAATAGGAAACGCCGTGCCTCCGTTATTGGCTAAAGAATTAGGTCTGGCAATCTTAAAATCAATTAACTAACCATGAAAACATCAACTAAAGCCAAAACCAAACCCGCTAAAAAAGGATTTCAACCCGCCCCTAAAATTCATGACAATGACTTACATATATTTTCTTGTGAGTGCCTTTGGTATGACTCAGAAACCGACGAGGAACTATTGACCGAATTGTGGACAGTCAAACTCGATAAACGACGGTTTCGGACTGATGTCAGGCAAGCCATTATTACGGGGTTGATCTATTGCTTTCTTGAAACACCGGAAGCAACGGAACGGCATATTAACAGGGTGTTTTTTTGGAATAATAAATCCCGTGCCTATGAGCCATTAGGGGCGGTGTCTGACGCGCCGATGGACGGATCTAGTCCGGTTGATTTTGAAGCCGATCCGGTGGTGGCTTATGAGCGATTAAAAGCCCTTTGTGTCGAGATCGAAGTTATCAAGGTTGACGATTGCTTTTGCTCTTGACCTTTTAAAAATACACAAATAAACTTGTTTTTTTTGCGTTATTTGTGTATAATGAAAACAGTCAAGAATCAAGGTTTACCAATGTAGTTTGTTGGTAAATAGTTAACCAGTCTAAGCTCTTTACTGAGCTACGTTATTGGGAAGTGTTTAAGTTCATACCTTGGGATGCGTTGCCAGTTCCAAGCTCTATAACTAAGTGATTAAACAGATGTACAGCAATTAAGTCAGCAATACTGCTGATACCCTCTTAATAAGCAGCGATTTCCCACAAATCCCCATAATCTGTTATAACTGGTGAGTAGTTATATGAGGTTGTTTTTATGGTAAGACCCCACGAACACAGGCAAGAAATCAAAGCCAGACTCAAACCAGAAGATAGGGAGAAGTTGAAAGCCCTCGTCGTTGGCATGGGTTATCGTTATTGGAGGCAGGAGTCACCGGAACCCGCATGGACTGAGTTTTTGGAGGCGATCGCAACGGGCGATATAATTCTTTACAAAAAAGTCGGGGGAGGGGGTTGACCTTTTGGGATAAGTGGGGTACAGTTATAAATGTAGAAGGTTGAAATAAAGGAACAAGACGATGACCACTCAAACCGAGCCAACTAAAATTTACTGCGACCGGAAATTTTCACTTTACGACGTAACACCCTGGACAGCCGCAAGGCTGACGAATTTCTTTAACTTGGTTGACGATGGTGAAGACGTGAAACGTGCCGTCAATGGGTTGAAAACCTGGAAAGGTAGTCAGTCCTACCGCTTGACAATGAGTGACAAAGCTTCGATTGATTACGTTATTGAATGCTACGGTTAAAGATTAATTAACCGAGTAAGGTGGCTGCCCTACTCGGTTCGAAGTCAATCATTTAAGAGGAGTATACCATGTCAAGCAAAAAACAGGTCAAGCAATCTTTAGAACTGACACTAAGTTTAGCCGAATCACTAGGGCCATTAACACGGTCAGAAGCTAAAGAGTTTTTTGGATTATTGGGAGAACTCAATAAAGTTTTCAGTAAAGTAGTTGACCCCGATGCTCACGGCCTAAAACCCGAACCCAGTCCCGAAGTAGTTAAACACCCCATTGATGCCCTACTCAAAAAAGGAAAGGTCGAACTACCAGAGGGACGCTACAAACAACTGATTCAGATTCATGACGAGCTTTTAGTCCTCAAGATTAAATTCTTGAGTGCGAAGCAAAATCAGAATGTCACCTGGTTCCCCCTTGAGTGGAACGGGGATAAGTCAGCCGCGTTGTACTTGTCATCGTCGGAATGGTCTATAGCTCCCATCAAGTACCGAGATGACAACGATTTGACGGGCGAGTGGGAAGGATTTGATCTTACTGAGTTCATGAGTATGAACTGCCCAGAGTTTGATCAAGACGAATATTGATTTCATGGGAGGTCTTACCCTCCCTCCAAGAAGTAAAGCAGGAGAACAAATTATGCTATATCGCATCACCCGAATCAAAACCGCACCCGACAGAAAAGACCGTCAAGGGTATTATTTAGAAGCCTTGAATGAGTTAGAGGCTTTGACAAGATTTCATAACCAATTCCCTGAATTTGTAGGGGAAGAATTAGAGTTAGAGGAATGGAATTAAAAGACCTCTAATTCAACTTAAAACTAACCAGGGGTTTATATTCCCTGGTTTTTTGCTGTTTATCTAATCACAGGGACAGGAATAATCCCCATCAGAATGCCAGATATTTCCTGAAACATTCGCGTAGTTGTTTGCGTTGCGTTAATCACAATCCAGTTATTCTCCCTCGCCAATTCAAGATATCCAAACCGAACCCGATCTAAAAAAAGCAAGTCTCGTTCAACCTTGTCCAGAGGTTTGTCGAGATCGCGGCGCACCGCCACCTCAACAGGACAATCGAACAAAATCACCATATCGGGATCAATTCCCCCCGTCGCCTCGTGATTTAGCTTCCTTAAATTATCTAAATTAAGCCCGTGCCCATATCCCTGATAGGCAAGTGTTGAATCCGTGTATCGATCACACAATACCAAATCAGAATCTTCTAACAAATATCTAATCGTGGGATTGTGTTTAATCCTATCCTTCAGGATTAATTTAAGCTGCTGCTCCGGCGTTAAACACCCATTCTTTAATTCAAAACGAACGTCATAATCGCAGGGTTCTCTTGTGATGTAGAACTTTAACTTTAACGCCGTGAAATGGTCGCAAAGTTTTCTAATTTGGGTTGTTTTCCCACTGCGGTCAATACCTTCAAAAGCAATCAATTTACTCATTTCATCCTCATCCAATTTTTAATCAAATCATCTTTAATCATACCTTGCCTTATTAATTCAATTATATATTCTCTAGCTTCCTCCAGTGTCAATATATCCACATTACGTTTAATTATCGCAAGTTTAAATTCTTGCTCCATTGTTAGCTGTGTTGGTTCCATTTCCGTTGTTATAAGAATATCAACACATAGATTATATCAAAAAATATTTTGATTTTTATACCTCTTTAATACAGAATCAAAATATTTTTTTGATTTACCTGTTGCCAATTGCTCCTGATGATGGATTTAATTTGCCAATGCGTATAGTATAGAAATATATAAATACAGCAGGAGATGGCACAATGCGCGACTATATAAACAGAGTCCCCGACTATGGGGAAAAGAAAAAGCCTCACAATCTGAGTTTGACCGACACGGCGTGGCAACGGCTTGATAAATTAGCTGCGCTCTTGGGAGTGTCCAGGAGTGAGTTCGTCGAACGCCTATCCCGTGGAGCGATTGCCCCACAAGACTTACAAGCCTTTTATAAAATTTTTTTAAAAAAAGGTTGACAATTTCTAAAGTATGCGTATATTATAGAATTTGTAAACGCACAGAGGTAACGCCATGACAACCGCAACCACAGCAAAAACCAAAACCGCAGCAAAAACTAAAACCCCTGAGTGGAAATGGAATAATAATCTGGGGTGTGATGCCCTAAAACTCCCTACAAAGGGATGTCACGTTGACAACAGAGGAAACGTCTGGAAAGACGGCGACTCCATTGGTAACGTCACCCCGTTGCCAAATTCAGTTAAGGTGACACCCCTAGAATGGGTTGTCACCCACGAACAAAAACAGGAAGCCGTTTCCTGCGAAAAGCTACACGGGAGCTACAAAAAAAACGCGACTCCTGCCCGTCGTAAAGAATCCCCCGATGGGATGCGGGGAGGCAATTCTCAGTGGGGAGAAGTCTCTGGCCCTAAAGCCCATTTTGTGGCTGATGAGTACGAGGTGATTGTCACCTACACGGCAACTAAAGCCGTCAATCAATTCAGGGAAATTATTGAGGGAAAACCCAAGTTTCCTTCCCCCACTACCATTGCCTATGAAACGGGCTATGGGAAAGAAACGGAATATACCGTGACCGAGTTGGCCGTCTTAGACTTGCCTACCGAAAAAGTGGAGAAGGTCTACACAGACCAACGAAAACACCTCTATGGAGAGGCAATCAAGGTTGTCAAAGAATACCTTGACAATTTAGATAAACCCGTTGAAGGGCTGTTAAAGGTCGGTGACAGCGTGATTCACCCTGTATATGGACAGGGAACTGTCACAAAGGCTTTCGGGACTAAAAACCCCACCTACCAGTCCGTTTGCGCGGATTTCCCCTGCGGGAACAAGATGGTAGGAAAATGTGACCTGATATGACCTTTTCACTATGATTACCCCACGGAAGCCACAGCTAAAAACAGAGAGGAAAAACAATGACAACTTTCACAAAACCAGAAAACCTTTTTGATTCAGTTGATTTTCAAGGATTTGTCGTCGGAGAAGACGACGCGGTAACAACAGTATTGTATCGGGGTCAAGTCCCCGATTTTAAGCGGAATAAAAAACAGGTCGTAAAGTTTGACTTCGACCTTCACTGCCTAACGGCAAAACACTGGTTTCTAGCTATAGAGCTATCTACTTCTGACCTTTTGTTTAAGGAGGTAGAAAGTTGTCCTGTTGAACTTCCCAATGAGTTCAAGGATTCAGTTGTCCTGCACCCTGTAAACGGGAAAGTGGGCGTTTGGGTTGCGCCGATGTCACCCACTGATGTTTCGGGTTGGCAAAAAGCTATGGAAACTACAGCGACAGAGGTAAAAGCCTCTGGTAGTGTGAAGTTTCGAGGGCTTCACAACCTGTTCAACAGGCTATCCCGCGTTACCCCCAAAACAGGGGTTGTTGGGGGTGCTAAATTCCCGACATGGAGAGACTAAAAGTAGCGATCTCAGGTTAGCTCCTAGCACGGTTCGATTCCGTGCGGTCGCATTCCCGAAAGGGATTATTAACTACATAGGCTAAAGCAATGAAGAAACATCAAATCAATGAGCAACTTAGTAAGTTATTGAAACTTACTAACTGCTCTAACCTAGAGGTAACGGTTGACAACAACACCAGGGATTGTATGACCGTCTGGAAGCTATGGGGTAAAGGTGGGCAAATTGCCCAAGCCGAAGCACGGTTTGGATCGGAATATTCTGATCAACCCGATGGTTTTGCCTTCTATTTAGAAGGCTACAACTGGACAGATTACTGTCCTACAGTTCAAGATTGTGCCAGCCAACACAAGGAGCGCGCTCTTGTCTAATATGACCCATTATTTCGGCTACGAAGTCGAGATTAAAGATAAATCAGGGAAGTACGCCTGGTTTATCTACCAAGACGGGGTAATCATCTTTTCAAGTGGCTACGATTACCCCACAGAAGCCACAGCCTATGACTGCGCTTGCAGTCGCATTGACACATTATTCTAAGGAAAAATCAAATGGAAATCATTAACGCTACACCCCATCAAATCGTTATCTGTAGCAACCAAGGGGTTGTCCAAGATGCAAAGACTAAGCAATTCACAGCTTCGGCTGTTGAGATCCTCCACACCCTGCCACCATCGGGAATCATCCCCCGCGTGGCGATGGGGAATACCGAATCCGAACCCATTTTAGGTATTCCAGTCCAAAGCGTTCAATATGGCGAGATTGAGGGACTCCCCCCTGCGTCTCCCGATGTTTATTATGTAGTGTCGGGACTGGTAGCAGCAGCCGCCGTTAAAGTGAACAGGGCTGATTGCCTGGCTCCGGGTGCGCTAGTCCGCAATTCTGCCAACCCATCAGAGGTGTTAGGCTGTCTTTTTTTGCAAAAGCCCTGATTGGCGACGGTTGCCCCCGGTGTGGTAGTCATAGGCTGGTTAGATATGGTTACACCGAACACGGTCGCCGCCGAATGAAATGCAAGGATTGTAATAAATTATTTTAAAATCAACCCTCTAAATATTTAGAGGGTTCTTTTTTTGATTATCTGATAATCGTTAACGTCGTAGTCTCTGGCAACTTCACCCACGGATAAACGATCCGCCAAACATCGTGACTATAAATATTTTTCGTCATGTACCGGGCGTCGGGAACTTGTTTAATCTCTATCCCCATCTTAATACTCATCGCTTTGAGAGGTCGCCAACTGAAGTTAGACTCATGAACTTTATTGAACTTGGCAACCCTGATGATTGACGAATAATCAAAAAGTTCATCCAAAGCCTCGGACAGTTGATTGTTTTCTTCCTCAAGCAGTGCTTTCTCGGCCTCTAACTTTTCTACCTCTAACGCCAATCGTCCAGCCTCTAGCAAAGCCTGAGCATAGGTTTGTGGTAACGCAAGCGGGGTCTGAACGTGGTTATTCTTAGCAAGGGAGAAAGCCTCAACTAACCGTTCTTTGCAATCCAAAACCTGATCACTGTTTCGGGAAAACGTCATCAAAAGTGTTGCTTGTGCTTCATTCAAGAAACAGTAAGAGACTTCGTAAGCCCCACCCTGCGGGCGTCTCACCACGTCCGTTTTAAACGCGACTGGTGTTTTTCGTTCTAATCGGTCTAAATACTTTGTGATTGTTTGCAGTAAGTTCTTATGTTGAATCCCCAGTTCATCAGCAATCAATCGGGAATCGACAACTAAGGTGTCATTCTGTGTGGTAATGTCAAGAATAGCCATTGTTTACTCCGTATAAGTAAGTTGTGGTTAGACCCGTTCAAAAGCCAAAAACTTTTGGCGGGTTGCCTATTTATATTATAATACAAACCCAATATCTTCACCAATAAAAATAACCCAACAATTAATAAATCATCGGGTGTGTTGTCCAATTTTAATCAGTGTGCATTATTATTATAGCACCCTATTTCATCATCAACCATTGCTGAAACCAAAGGTTTTCTTTCTGGAAATAAATCTTTAATTGACCTGACAGCATCAATATAAGACTTACCGAGGTATGTTCCATTCTCTCCAAAACTAACAGGGATATCAGAAACCGCCCACCACCCAGACCGACCTCTGAACTCAATATACCAATAACCATAGTTGGTATTTTCTCCCGTTGTTTGGGATATTAAATTATTTAATTGTTCTGTTTTTGTTTGCATTCGCAACATCATTTCCTCTCTAATTTTCCCTTGAAGTTCCCAGATATCTTTTTTTATAATGTCGTTCATCTGATTAGCTAATCTCATCTTGTACCCTGAATCCGTAGTAGCATTCTCGTACTCGGTTATTAAATTTTTTAATGCTTCCGTATCCATCATCCCACCTCAAAAGTAACAACATTCCACTTCAATTCTACCTGTAATTCTACCTGTAATTTTACCTGTTCTGATATCCATTTATCCATACACGAATTAATAAAAACAGGATAATCATTACGAGATTGTAGCCATTGTTTAGGATACTTAACTTTCAATTCCTTAATCGTGAAAGTTTCCTCGGATACGGTAACTTCACGATCCAATGCAATCAGTTTAATTTTAGTTGAATTATTCATGATAAAAAGGGACTGGGTTGTGTTGGTGTTGCATTAAATACAATCTAATGCCCTCCCGTGCAAGAGATTGTCTCAGGTTTGATTGCCGTCGTTAGTGTTTGAATTACTTGCATTGGTAGATACCCCTTTTAGCTTCTTTATTATTGCAATAGCTTTTTGATGTTCTGAAGCTAAGTGTTGATATTTTTCTTGAATGTTTACTAATTGTTCAGAAAAATTAGAGTTAGTTTTCTCCTGTAGCGCGGCTATCTTTTCCCTGAGTTCGTTGTTTTCAACCTCAAGCCTGTTTAAATCATTCTCCCTATAATTAGCCTCCCTCTGAAGGCTTTTAATTTCACTTTGTAATTCAACTATAACCTTGATGTTTTTGGTATCAAAAATTCTATTGATAGCAATACCAATTACACTACTACCACCCAACAGAACGGTAATCAAACCAAATACTGATTGAATCGTTTGGTCTGTAGTAGCTGTTGTTGTATTTGATTGGAGAATAACATGAAAAAAAGACATCAACATTTTGATTACGAGGGTAATTAACTTTTGTAGGCATATTTAATTGATAACATAATCTCTGCAAGCATTGAAGAAAACACCCCGCAAGCTAAGGAAGATATACTGCCATTTTGCTTGATTCCTACAGACAAAAAGAAAACTACTATAAACAATACTGAAAGGATGTGGCAGATATTTAAAAGAATATAGCAAGCAGTCCAAACAGAGGAGCTAATTTCACTACTAAACTCTTTCTTGAACTTGTAGACGAAACACCAACAAATTATCCCGCCAATCCCCACCCCAAGGGTGATAGCGTTTAAAAAATCAATACTCTCATTTATCCATCTAATAGATGTTTCTAATGGGGTAAAAATCATTCCAAACAATCCGACCAGAATCATCACCAGGAAATGATGATTAAAAAATAATGCCTGAACTATATATTTAATTCTAAAAACAGGGCGTGGCATATTGCAATATTTACCCCCTCTTTCTAAAATCGTAAGACTCACCCTCTTTTTTTCGCTCTTTGAGTTTTTTGCTACGTTCATAGTGATGCCCCAATACAAGGAAAAGCGATAAAAAACTTATAATAATTTGAATTATTAAAGTTGATATTTTCATATTATCAAACTTGTCATAACCTATCTTGTTAAAGCTGTCAAACAATAACATCAATCCGTTATTTATCAACAGAGTAGATGACAAGTATTGATTCAACTTTCGGTTATCAAATATCAAGGAAAATCCATTAATAATAGAAATCAGTCCGGCAAAGAAAAGCAAGAAGGCATAACCGGACTGGTTGAAAGGGAGCGAAAAAATTGATATTGATATCATTCTATTGGTGTTAATGGGTTGTTTTTTGACGCTTCAATTGCTGCTTTTCTGGTGGCTATTATTCCCATTGCCTCTGTAACCAGTGCAATTTTTATCCACTCCATCTTTTCGGAAAATCCTGGATATTTAGTCTCTAATTCATTGGGTGTTCCCAAATTCAAAATACCTTCACCTGGACTTGTCCCCAAAACTTCTCCAGTCTCAAGATTGACAATCGAATATTGGTGGCACAGTTCAATTACAACATCCAATAAAATCCCACTCACAGGAATCTGTTGGCTTTGTAATACAAAAAAATGGTCTTTTTTCTCAATAGTCATGATTTTATGCCGTGTAAATTATTGTTATTTTAACTGGTTTTGATAAAATATTTTCGCTATTTGTTGGATGATTTATTATTTGTATGTCCGCCACTGACACGGACACGGAAAAATGAAGACCAACAAACTGTGTATCATATCCAGACAATACAAACGCGTTTGCGCTGAATTCCACTAATACTGTGACGGATACAATTTTTGAAACCGTAACTCCATGAGCTATTAATGCAACCCCCCCTTCAGTTGCAGCCGTAGTCCCCGTCAAAACTTTAATCTTAATCCCTGGATGATTAGCGTCCCCACCTAAAGAACTGAAACCACCAACATATTGATTTCCTCCAATCCCCTGTCCCCCAGGAATTACACTAGCTCCCGTGGTGGGAGATGTTGAAGGTGTTGTGGAATTAGTTGATATCACACCTCTTAGGTAGGTATTGGTGATACTTGAATCACCAATTGTTACGGTGTTTGAGCCGTTACCGGTGGCGTTAAAACAAAATACGTTTTCGTTGGTTGCGTTCTGGGTTCCTTTTGTATTTGCGCCAAAAAAACAAGAGTTATTTGAGATAGTTAGACCTGTAACGCCGTCAGAAGTGAAGCGTCCTGCACCAACTCCAAAACCTGCCAAATTACTCCCTGTTATATTGCTGAAAAGCGCACCAACTCCAGAGGCAGTTAAATTATTCCCTGTAGTGTTATTTTCTAAAGCCCCAACGCCAAAAGCAGACGAATTATTCCCTGTAGTATTAGAACGAAGCGCATTAAGTCCAGCGGCAGTTAAACTACTCCCTGTAATATTGGACAAAAGCGCACTAACTCCAACTGCCGTTGAATAATTCCCTGTGGTGTTATTTTGTAAAGCCCCAGTTCCAAAACCTGCCAGGCCAATACCTGTGGTATTGGCCTGGAGCACACTAACTCCTGTTATTGTATTTGTGTCTAAACTCCCCCCTCCTCTCCCAATAGGAATCAAATTATAAGAATTGGCACTAACAGTACCAGCAAAAATAGCACCCGTAACCCCTAAACTAGCGACCCTTAAAGCCCCTGTAGTTGTTGATGTTGATTGGGTTGATAGGGGAATATGAAATCTCGAACTATCAACAGAGAAATAAGTAGTCGCACCATCTCCCCAGGATTGAATCCCTGTCGATATATCTCTCTCCCACCACGTTCTAGTGGTACTCAGGGGAATGTTAAAGGAAGCATCAACAGCTATCCCGTTATGAAAACTGGTTGTATTCCAGTCTACACCATTAGCTTTCCGACAAAGCCAAGTTCTTTCTGTTATTATGTTTCCTGATGCCCCTGTTTTTGAAGATAAAACTTGAAAATCTCCAGATGTACTACCGAGAGGAGACCCTTGATATAGACTAACTCCTGCACCTAAAGAACCTATTATGTTTCCGTTTACTGCTAGATTCCCCGTGATAGTCCCACCCGCCAATGAAAGATAGGAATTAATATCAATTGAATAAGTCCCATCCCCTGTTTTCTTTAGGAATCCTGGGGTGTCGGATAGCGATTGAATAGCAATTAATTCGTTGCCGATACTGTTAGTTGAAACCGCAGTTACTTGACCCTTAGCATTGACAGTAATAGCAGGAATTGAACTAGCACTACCGAAAGAACCAGCATTACTATTGACCGTTGCCAGTGTTATCGCACTTGTAACATTGGCTGAACCATCAAAAGATACTGAATAACTAGCATCCCCCGTTGTTGTAATTGTCCGTGGCGTGGTTAGTTTTAAAGCCTCTCCCGCAGTAGCAGAACTCGATATCTCAACATAAACAGAACCCGACCATCGGTAAACTTTATTAGTCGTTTCATCAACGTAAATCTTTCCAGTTTCACCCGTACCTGGGAACCCGGCAAGGTTTGTATAACTCAGGACATCATCAACATAAGACGGTAAAAGCCCAGATGAAATTGTGCCAGACGCGGCGTTTAAACTTGTTAAAACTTCGTTACCAGTAGACGCGATCGCACCAACATCAGACGCGGTTAAACTAATCTGAGCTTTAGGAACCTTGGTATTTGAATCCAAGGTAGCCACACCATTAGCCATTGCTTTCTCTAATTGCAAAACAATCAAAGAATAATCAATATCCGAAAACATTCCCATGTTAATATCCTCTTACTAATCGAACTGATTTACCACTAGGAATTACCAACTCAATAGCGGGGTATAGAACATTATTAATGGCCTCAAAGTTTAGATTTTCACCGGATGAAAATGTTAATCCATTAATAGTTACATCCCCTACGAGTACCTTTAAATAAATGAAATAACTACCAGTTGCAATTGTTGTATTTGTTGTTAGCAATCTACAATCTAACTCGGCGGTTATTGTTGGTAAAGAGACTGGGACTCTACCACTTGATAAAGATGGAAGTTTGGCGTTGATCGCACCAAGTGTTGCTTCCGCAGATCCCCCGTCGTTTGAGATAGCACGATAAATCTCCCAGTAGGGAAGTGTCTGTGCCGGGTTCTCCAGGGCTTCTATTTGCTCTTTAATTAAAGCAGCCGCCTCCGTTTGCTGTGTACTAATATCAGGCATCTTTCAAAAATAGAAGGATTTATAATTAATTTTAACCCCTCTTTTATTGATTGCATTTTTAATTTAAGAAAATTCACCCTAGGACTAAAAGCATAATTTTTAAAATTATCCCAAGACTAAGGCATATTTTTTAGCCGAGTTTTCAATAAAACTCAAAATATCAGAATCCATCTCTAAAATCCCTTGGTGAGAAATGGCTGTCACAGTGTTTGTGTAGTAATATGCGACTGTGATCAAATAATTCCCACTAGCGAAGCCTGAAGCCCCATTGACGGCAGCTACAGAGTTAATTACAGGGCTGTACAATCCCAGTTCCGAATCAGGAACAGTAGTTGCCTCTCCTCCTGATCCAGTTAAGACAATAGTTTGAGTTGCTTCGCCTAGCTGCACTGGAGTGCTAAACTTATTTCCCCCTATCCAGATCCATATATCTGTTGCATTGAAATTCCCTTTTGAATTTCCTGCAATAACATCAAGATAGTCGGATCTGATATTTGTGGGATGCGTTAGTTTAATCTCTAATTGTTTTGAAGGGCTTAACGTTACACTCCCTGCCACAATTGCTTTTCCACAACCATTTAATGTCCCGACTTTAGCCCTCAATACTTGACCTGTTCCTAACCCCGAAACTGCTAAACAAGTCCCATTCCCGTTAATGGCAACGATCTGATTGGCAGTGTTGGCAACTAAACCAAATACCCCACGCTCTCCTGCTCCAATAAATGATCGCCCATTGACAATTCCCGATCCCGATAAGGCGATCGCGCTTAAACCCGTATCAGGGACAATTCGACGTAGATCCAACCCCGCACTAATTAAATTGCCAATGATTGCAGCCACACCCGAATAATAGCCAACACGCTCCCCGATTGATAGACTGACTTCTATCTGAGCATTCTCGGCTACCCTCCCCCCTAAACTTGCCACGTCAACCTGAATCTCCACAGCAACTAGATAGGCATATCCCGATAGCAAATCTTTTTCTAAAATTAATCCCGAATTGTTGTTGGTATAAGTAATTCTTTGATTAATTCCCGTCATCTCCCCACCTCCAGAGGCGGAGGTATCCAGAGATCCATCGGTCAAGTTGACGTATCCTAAAAATGTCAAATTGACCGCACCCGCACCAAAAAACAGATCAGTTAAGTCTGTATCCCCCCACGATATCCCTACTGATATGGATCTCCCCGCAAAATAGGGAGATGTCGTTTCGTTTCTTAGCCAAAATTTGACGGGCTCGGAATAACTTCTGTCAACTGCATAATCGGGACGGATAATAATTTCTTTTTGCTCATCTGTGAACTCAGAAAGCAACCTATCACAGCCGTTTACCGAACGAGTTGATGTAACTAAGGTTTGGAATTCTTGGGGATAAACCCTCAGCCACTGACTGTCTTGCCATTCTCTGATTTCTCCCCATTCGTCAACGTAAACCCGCATCCCGTCGATTTTATTAACAGGGATTTGAGAGGTATTCGCTACGCTTTTTTGGGTAACGAAGTATTCATTTTTGTTAAGTGTTAGCGTCCCAGGTAAAGTATCTGAAGCTGAGTAAGTGGCTATAACATAAGCAGCTAAATAGGTATTTGTCGGGGAGAATGACAGCACATAGGAGACTGGATCATACCCCTCACAGTTACAGTTAGGCACAATTACAGTCACACCTTGACCCGTTGTTAAATTGATGGCGGTTGGAGGGGAATACAGGTTAAATCCTTGGCGGTTCCGCATCTGCCAATACAACGAACCCGAAACCGGAGTTGTTAAACTTCCCGAAATTACTGAGACAACCGGAGCAGGAATTTGAGAGGGAATACCAGCGTAAGTCAGCATATTTTATTGTTTACCCTTGTACTCATTTATCCTTGAATTACTTGCCATTTACCATTGTGTTTAAAGGCGATCGCATTCCCTGTAACCACACCTTTAGCTACAAAACTTTTACCCATCCCAGAGAATACAGATCCACTATTCCCCAGAGGGTAAGCCTTGCCAATTAACACTGATTTGTTAAGAGCGTTTAATCGACTTAAAGCCTGAGATGCGATTTGATTTACCGTCGCCATGCTACTGATTCCCTTAACGTTCTGGTTCGGTTTGTTGCTCTTACAGTTTTCCCTCCATATCTGCCCGTGATGGAACTTCCTGAAATATTCCAGGTTGGCTGTCCACTGCTTAATATTCTTAAAAGTTTGGCTGCTAATTCTCTTTCTTTTGGGGACGACATTTAATTCCTCCGACCGGGGACAGTTGAGGGTAAAACCCCTCCTAAAGTAATTATAGTGGCATTATTGTCTACCTTTGGATCTTCCCCTTGGTTATTGTCCGAACCTTCGTTAGATGGAACGATATCTTCTATTGTTTCAATACGAATAGATCGACTGTCCGACAATCCTAGTGTTAGCTTTGTGCCGTCCGTTTTACAGATTGGATCTAATCCGTAGGCATTCTGACTTCCATCATATTCAAGGGTATAAGAAGCCGACAAGACTCTAAATCTTCCCTGAAACCTGTTTCCACTAAAAGTGCAAAAATCCCCGCCTTCAATATTTGGGAAGTGCCAGCTAACCGTTCGGGTTTCTTGGGTGCTTTGAAGGGTGTTAATTGTAAGTTGAGTTTCGGCTGCTTTTTTTGCTTGCTCAAGGGTAGAAGCAGCCCCAAAACTTAGACTCTCTCCCCCCTCTGTTGCCCATTCAGGGATTGAATCAGAGTAGACAAAGTAGCGTTTTCCGACACCTTCTTTTGTCGTTACAACACTTTTTGTATAGGTTTTTTTGGGTTGCTGTTGCTCCCATGTTGTTTTCCTGTATTGAGCTTCTGGGGGTCTACCCTGAATCTCCCGATATCGAACATTCTCAACCCCATCAACAAACCCTGCTCCCGATGCGGTTAACTCCACTATTTTCTCGGTTGAATATTCGTCGTTCTTTTTAGTCCAAATTGATTGATAGTAACTTTCCTCTCCTGTAACAAGTGCTGGCAGAGGATCTTCGCTGGTTGAGTCGGGGTGAGCCATTGTTGCGATAGACGAGGCTTGGCGAGATTCTGTCCAAACCAGCATCGGCTCCACAAAATCCATGTCAGCAGTAAGCAAGCCCACTTTCAACCTTCGATTAAAGCCCTCTTTTGGGGGTGTAACCTTTGTGAACATCTTTCGCTGCATTTCCTCATCCATTTCATCCCAAAAAACCCACTCAATGCTGTAAGGGACTGTATCCTGTCCATAGTCTGCGCGCATTGATTTGATGTAAAAGCTGGTTACATCTTGCCTGTTTATCTTTTTAAAGGTAACCACTGGAGCCCAAGGCCCTATGAGATTCCCGTTGTTATCTACCTCCATCTGACTTGTATCAGTATCCCCTCCTGGTTCTTCCTGTTGAAATCGGCTTAATTTCCATCCAGACGTGACAATACTTGTCAAGTATTTAGCATTTGAAACCTTAGATTGAAGCCCCTTCAATGAATCACCACGTCCTAAATATTCTTCATAATCTGGATGCACAGTTAACTGATATTCTATTTCTTTTGTGTTCTTAGGTGTAGTAAGTGTGTAAGTCGGTGGTTCTACTGCCTGATAATAATAGCGAGTTTCTTGAAATTCGATTAATTTCCAGAAGTTTACTGGATCGAGAATCATTAATCCATCGGGCGTTTCAATAAAGTCTTTTAAATAATAAGCAAATCCCCAGGTTTCAATAACCTCTCTGTCTGTTTGCCCGTCAATTGAGTAGGTTGTTCTCCTGACTTTCTTTGGGCCGGATTGGTCTAAGTTGCTATCTAAACTCCTTA